CAGCAGTTGATCTAAGAGGTGAAGATGATGCCATTGACGAAGCAGTTGAGGCAATTTGTAAAGAAATAAATCCTTTAGTTTATCATACTACTGACGACAACAGTGGTACAATGACTGTAGTATGTGATACATTTGATAATCACTTAGGCTTACAAGCACGTATTAGACAAATTGGTAAAGCGGCAAACTATCCAACTAGCACAGTTACAGCAGTTGGACCAAATAACATTGATACAAGCGGTACACTAGTAACAGCGGCCGCAACACTAGTAGCAACGTAATGCGTGATTTACTGGAAAAGTTAGATAATATCAGCTCACCAGTTAATGAGCAAGCAAGTGTTAACATCAACATGAATGCAGAAACTCCAAACGAAGTTGCTGAACTAATGCAAATGATGACTAACGCAGGACTAAGTCCTAGTATTGTACAAACAGCAAAGATAGACGATCCAGATAACCCAGGTAAAGATGATGTTGCAGGTGACCAAGATCTAAATGCAGGTTTGCTAGGTAGTGTAGCTGGAGCAGTAGGTGGACATATGTTAGGTGCACCTTTAGGACCTATAGGTAGCATGGCCGGCGGAATGATTGGCGGAGCAGTAGGTAATAAACTTACCGGCGACGGCTGGGTATAATATTAAAGTCTTACTCACATAGGCCCACTGGGCCTATTTTTTTGGTTAAATAGTAGTATGAGTACTTCTTTAGACGGCGTCTTAATTAAGAAAGCCAATAAAACAGAAACATATACTGATGCACAAATTGAGGACCTTGCAAAATGCATGGATCCAAAAACTGGTTACGACCATTTTGCACGTAAGTTTGCTTATATTCAACATCCTGTAAAAGGTAAATTATTGTTTGATCCTTTTGCATATCAATCACGACTTCTTGAAAGTTATCACAATCATAGATTTAATGTAAACATGTTACCAAGGCAGACTGGTAAAACTACTACTGCCGCAATATACCTAGCATGGTATGCAATGTTTCACCCAGATCAAACTGTACTAATTGCCGCACACAAGTATACAGGTGCACAAGAGATTATGCAACGTATACGTTATGTGTACGAATCATGTCCAGACCATATTAGAGCAGGTGTTACAAACTATAACAAAGGCTCAATGGAGTTTGAAAACGGATCACGTATTGTTAGTGCTACAACAACAGGCAACACAGGACGTGGTATGTCCATATCATTATTATACTGTGACGAGTTTGCATTTGTTAACCCTAATATTGCAGAAGAATTTTGGACATCAATATCACCTACACTAGCAACAGGTGGTCGTGCTATTATTACAAGCACACCTAACAGTGATGAAGATACGTTTGCTGTTATTTGGAAACAATCACAAGACAGATATGACACACACGGTAATGAACAACAAGTAGGTGTAAACGGATTTCACGGTTTTACATGTAGTTGGGACGAACATCCTGACAGAGATGAAGAATGGAAAGTTGATGAAATTGGTCGTATTGGCGAAGAAAAGTTTAGACGTGAGTACGGTTGTGAATTCTTAGTATATGATGAAACATTAATTAACAGTATTCATTTATCAACTATGGAGTCAATGAATCCTCTAATGAATATGGGGCAAACACGTTGGTATGCTAAACCAAATCCAGATCAAAATTATGCAGTAGCACTTGATCCAGCAATGGGTACTGGAGGCGACTATGCCGCAATTCAAGTATATGAACTTCCAAGTTATAAACAAGTAGCAGAATGGCGTCATAATGAAACTCCTATACCTGCACAAATTAGAATACTAAGAGATATTTGTACACACATACAAGATAGTTGTAAAGGAACTGGTAATAACATTTATTGGAGCGTTGAAAACAATAGTATTGGAGAAGCCGCACTTATTGTTATTAACGATTTTGGCGAAGAAAATATACCCGGACTATTTGTAAGTGAACCTATGCGTAAAGGACATGTACGTAAGTTCCGTAAAGGATTTAATACTACACATGGTACTAAAATTACAGCATGTAGTCGACTAAAGACTATGGTTGAAAACAATAAGATAACTATTAATAGTGGCCCATTAATTACTGAACTAAAAAATTATGTTGCTACAGGTACTAGTTTTAGAGCAAAGCCGGGAGCTAATGATGACTTGGTTAGTGCTACATTACTTGCACTAAGAATGATGGCAGTAATGAAAGACTGGGATCCACGTATATATAGTACGTTTACACAAGCAGAAGGAGAAGAATCATACGAACCGCCGATGCCAATTTTTGTTAGCGGTTATTGATAAATATTAATATGAAAAACCTTGAGACCATAGCCGACGAATTATTTAATAAGATACGTGGACGTTTTCCTAATATTACAGTAGGAAACGAATCTGCTGAAGTAACTAATCAACCTAAAGAAGCTAGATTTTTTGAATTTGACTTCTCAAGTGGTAAAAAAGTTAGTGTAAGTATTGACGAAGATTCACTTACAGTAATGTATGGTCAAGATTTATTTGCAGAAGATGAACAAGTACTCAAAAGTAAATGGTTTGATCTTTTAAAAGAGTTAAGAGTGTTTGCTAAAAAGAGAATGTTAAATTTTGATACAAGAGATATAACAAAAAACAACTTAGACAAACGAGATTATCAATATCTAAGCACGGAGAAACAGATGAGCGAATCAAAAATGTATGGAACTAGCAGAACTAGTTACCAAGATATTGGAACAGCAAGACTTGTAGTAAAACATGCTGGTCCAGTTAACCACGAAAATGCCGCAGGACGCACACAAAATGTACACAGCATTTATATTGAAAGCGAAGCAGGCGAAAGATTTAAATATCCATTAAGACACATGAATGGTGCAAGAGCAATGGCTATGCACGTAAGTGAAGGTGGAAATGCATATGATGATTTTGGTAAACATATTACTGGACTATCAGAAGAATTAAACAAACTGCGTAAATTTAAGACATACATGAATCGCTCAAGTGTAATGGCTGAAGGTTTATCAGGATACATGGACGTTGTAAACGAAAGACTTGCCGCTGTTAAAAAGACAGTTGAGTCACTACAACGCAAAGCATATTATACAGAAACATTTACTAACTTCGAAACAACCGTGCTAGAAGAAGTTCCAGAAGATGTCTCAAATACTTGGATTGATGAACTTACTATTAGACAGTTTAACGAAGAATTAAAAGGCGTATTTCCATACGTATACAACTTAGTAAAAGAAGCAAACAAAGTAGAAGAAGTATCGCCAGAAGAGTTACTAGGCGAAGAAATATCTATAATGGAAGAAGAATTAAGTAAATGTTGTGATGCTCCAATAAGCGACGGCCCAGGTGATGCTGAAGGCAGATGTACTAGTTGTGGTGAAGTTGTGAGTGTTGATGAAGGTATGGGCGGAGAATATCACTGTAAAGATTGCGGTGATGTAATGCACAAGCCAACAACAAATTGTTCACATGATGTACATGATGAAAATGGCGATCATTGGGTTGATGATAACGGCAACGGTATTCATGATGCAGACGAAGGCGTAATTGATCCACAGACTGCATATGCTGAAAAGATGGATGCTATTATTGCACAATCAAAACATGAACAAAGTCCAGCAGGTAAAAGTCAAACACAAATGACAGCTGAAGACCAACAATTAAAAGAATTTTTTCCAGTACTAGGATTGTTAGTTCCAGCGGCTGGAGCGGCATTAAGATTTGTTGCACCAAGATTACTACCAGGTATGGCTAAAGGCGCAAAAGAAATTTTAAAATTTGGTGCTAAGAATCCAATTAAAACAACTATTGGCGGTGTAGCGGCGGCTAATCCAACTGCAACAAAAGACCTAGCAGTAGGAGCAGTAGACACTGCGGTAGGTATTAAAAAAGGTGTTGATAAAATAGGCGATGTTGCTGACGGTGCTGGCGAATTAATTAGCCAAGCAAAATCAGCAATTGATAGTGCAGGTGCTACAGTTGCAAATACAGCAGACGATCTTAAATCAATGGCGGCTGGCGCACTAGATAATATTCCAGATCTATCCAAAGTTGCAAGTATTGCAAAACAATATGCTATACCAGGTGCAATAGTTGTTGCACTATTACTAGGCGGATACAAAATATTCCAAATGATATTTGGCGATGACAAAAGAGAAGACGACAATGATGCTACAACAATCGACATTAGTCCACAAGGAAACGGTGACGAATTGAAGCAAAAGAACGAGATTCCATTAGATGAATTCATTAAAGGTATGTACGATTATACTAGTAATGCTTTCCCTAAAGGTGAAACAGCGGTCTTAACAGCAGTACAAAAACAGTACGGTGATGAGATGGTTGACGAAGCACAAGCAGTAATGACAGACTTATTACGCTTGCAAGATACTGAAATGGCACGTATCCAAGCCCTAGCAGGACTAAGATAACCAAATTTCAGAATAAAGTCAAAATAAAGGTTGACTTTATAAGTAATAGAGTGTATTATATATAAAGTAATGCACTTCGTAGGCAATACAAAACAGCTATAAGGCAATAAAACACATAGGAGGCTTATATTATGGCAACACTAGCAGAAATCAGAGCAAAGCTCAAAGAGCAAGAATCAAATACTGGCGGCAATCGATCGTCAGGTGGCGACAACGCAATTTTCCCATTTTGGAACATGCAAGAAGGACAGAGTTCAACTCTAAGATTCCTTCCAGATGGAGATGACACAAACACTTTCTTTTGGAAAGAACGTTTGATGATCAAACTTCCATTTGCAGGAATTAAAGGTGAGACTGACTCACGTCCTGTACAAGTGCAAGTTCCGTGTATGGAAATGTACGGACAAACATGCGATATCTTAAATGAGGTACGTGCATGGTTTAAAGATCCAAGTTTAGAAGACATGGGTCGTAAGTACTGGAAAAAGCGTTCATACGTATTTCAAGGGTTTGTAACAGAGAATGCTCTTAATGAGGATTCAACACCAGAGAATCCTGTACGTAGGTTCATAATTGGTCCACAAATTTTCCAAATTATTAAAGCGGCACTAATGGATCCAGACATGGAAGAATTACCAACAGATTATACTGCTGGTGTAGACTTCCGTCTTAACAAAACATCCAAAGGTGGTTATGCAGACTATTCAACATCTAACTGGGCACGTAGAGAGCGTCCATTAGCAGATGCT